GGGTTACGTTATCACGCTCAATTTGCAAATTTACCGTGTACCCATTGATGCCACCGGGGGTCTTGGCTATTTTGAACCTTTTTGGCTATTACATTTTCTACAAAGAACTTGTAAGTTGCTTGGAATAGATAAACCGCCTTGCGCCAAAGGTTTTATATGATCAAGAGTCAAGTCTTTGGTTGAATAACATCGGCTGCAGAATGGTTGTTGCGCTCGCATAGTCCGTGAGAGTTTATGCCACTTACTGTCATATCCTCGATCTGCACGCTTTGGTCTCTTGCGTTCTAATAATCGTTTGCACGCATCACATCGAGAAGCGCGAACAACAACACCGCAACCATTGCAAGGTCTAGGCAATACCATCGGTCTTTATCAAATACTCAATTGCCATTGATAGCTTTGTTGTGTCATCCCCATAGTACCCAAGCCCCACATTGCATCGTGTGCATAAGAGTCCACGAATCTTGTGAGTCTCATGATTGTGGTCAACAACTAAACCGCGCTCTGCCTCTGATGTATGTATGCCACAGATTGCACAAGAGTTGTTTTGTGCTTTAAGCAATGAATCATATTGTTCATCTGTGATGTTTGTAATCATGCGATGTTTATTGCGACAGTTCTTGCATATGTCATAGTGACCATTAGGTGTTCGCTTATCTTTATGAAATGAATCAAGAGGTAAATCTATTTTGCATCTTCGACACTTTGAAGTTGTGTCAGTCCTCTTCCTCATCGTCATCGTCAGAAGTATCCAATCCAAGTGCAGCAAGACGATCCTCAGCCGGTAATGAAAGGTATGAGGAAACAGTTGATTGAACTGCACGATTAAGTAAAGATTCAATGGCATCAAATGAGAGTGCCTGATCTGTCATCAACTCAGTTGCAACATCACCGATGTTTATGATTATCTTCAGCATTGTGTGAATCCATATGCTGTTGCAGGGATAGCAAAACCTGATAGCGAAAGCGTAGCATAATTGATTGCCAACTTTGTCAAATCATTCATATCTGCACCACTTTCAAAATGTCTCCGAAGTTGTAAAGGCTTCCACGCTTTTCAATGTCATGGCGTTTGACAATCCGATAAATCTCTCTCTGACTTATCTTGAGCCATAAACTGATTGCCTCAACATCAAGAAAGAACTTTCGGTTCGGATTGCTCATCGCCAACTTCACCAATCGAGCTACTGTCCACGATTGCTTACATCCAAAACAAGAGACATCATCAGATAAGTTCTCAACATCTATGACAACAAATCTTTTGCAATCATCTGTCGGACAGGGAATGCGCCGGGCTTGTTCAGAGAACTTCTTTGCTGCTGCTCTGCCTTTGGCATGGAGACCATAGACATCTGAGACGAATTCTACTGCCCACGGCTGAAACAAACTGTATTCCAAATGCGCTAGATGGAACGCACAGGTGGCACCTACTTCTGCTTCAATCGTTGGCTCTTTGTCCAGGTAGGCAGGTGGTGTCAGCCCACGCCCAATCCGAATTGGCACTTCCCATCCATGCAAGATGTTGAGCAGGTCAGTTGCCATTGAGAAGTCCAATGCATTGACATTGATGCCGATTGAACGCTCTGCACTCACCGCGCCTGATCCTGTCCTTGCAGGGGCAAGATGCTCACTTGATTCATGTTGCAGGGCAGGAAGTTCAATCAGGCACGCCTTGACTTTCAGTTCACATACAAGGCAAGCGCCCTGTTTTTTGGTTGCTCGTTGGCAGATGGTGCAGTTCATCAGAAAGGAACTCCTTCGGTCTCTTCGATTCTCTTTGGCTTGCCCCAATAGTCAGGTGCCATGTCAGGTGTTTCAAACAGGTGCATGGTCGAACATAGATGGGTGGCAAGGGTGATGGCGTTGGGATTGGTTCCCATTGCAATCCGACTTGAAGTTCTCCTGACTGCCTCAAATGAAACGACAGTCTTGTGGCATTCATAGGTTCTTGCACCCTGCAAAATCTTCACGATCTCTTCGGCAATGTTGAGTCGAGCCGTATCAAGTTTTGTCTCAAATCCTGCCGACGATAAACCGTGCCAAATAAGTTTTCCACAGGCTCGGCAGTTTATTGGATTGAAGTTGGAATTCATTAAGATAACCAATCCGTGAGCGTGCCACCGAACCGCGCCCCACGCCCCTCTAAAGAGGGGGCGTGTCGGCGCGGTTGTCGGCAGTATGCCGAGAAAATAGCGGAACAGTTCGGCGCGGTTCGGCGCGGTTGCATTCTCAAGAGTTATCCACAGGCAAAGTCTCAAGAGTTCGGACATCATTGACCACAAAAGTTTTCTTGTGCTTGAACAATTTCTTCTGTCCTTCCTCTTTCATCAACAAATTGCCACTCATCACAAGCGATGTCAGAGCTGTTGAAATCTCGGTGTTGCCAATCTTATGACCCTCTTTGCGAATCTTTTCTCTGATCTCATTCAAGCCCATCTCATAGCCATGTGCTTCCATAAACTGTGAGACCAACTCAAGTCGAGAGTCGGCAGAAGCGATGGCAACGGTGCCACCTGAGATTGAGACTGAGATTGACCCATCCTTGCCGTTTCGGATATTGGCAACGCCGAGTGTCTTTGCATCAGGGCATAAGGCTCTGACATAGCCAGGGCGATCTTTAGTGACCTTCAAATCCAACGCACCGTCAATGCCTCTGCCAAATGGCATTGACACATCACAGGCAATTGCCACCCCATCAATATCGGCACGCTTTGCTTGAGCGCCGATGGCATAGTTGCCCCGGTTGTCCTTAGATTTAGTCACATGGTCAATGGTCAGAATGCCTGATCCAAATATCTTCAGCGGCTTCAAAACCTTCTGTGTGAAGGTGGTTGCATCCTTGTTCTTTTCCAAGTCAAGCCCAAGCAAATTCATCGCAGCGTTGACACCATCGACAACAATCAGCGTTGGCATAAACTTACCAATCTCAGTTTTCATAATCTCACCGATGCCATCACCGAGAGGTTCATCAGGATTGGCATACTTGAATGACTTCAGCTTCTCCATGTCGCACTTGAGGGTTTTCAGGCGATTGAGAATGCCTCGTGCAGAATCTTCAAAGTCAATGTAGAAAACACAGTTGCCCTTTGCTAACTCCTGCCGCACCGCTTCAAGTGCCACCCAAGTCTTGCCTGACTCAGACTCACCAAAGAGCGCGTTGACCTTTCCTGCATACAGGATGCAGTTGCCATCCTCACGGCGAAGCATTGAGGGTGGCGGTTCTTCCTCAAAGTTCTCATTCCAAATCTCGCGTGGAATCCAAGAACTTGTGGCAACTTCCTCATTCTCATCATGTAACTGCACCAATGATGGGGCGTGAACATCTAATCCTGCCCAATCGGTTTTCAGCTCTTGAGAAGCACCATATCCCTTCTCACGCAAGGCTTTGGCAGCCTGTTTGAAATCTCCATTGTGTTCAATCTGTGCGTAAGCGGCAAACTTTGAGTATGAGGATTCAGCGTTGAAGATGGTGCTTGTTGAAAATACAAAGAGTTTGTCATTGCCGTTGAAGTTTGTGGTGGCAGATACGCCTTCATTCTTGCCTGGTCTGCGCCATGCGGTGGCATCTGCCTTTGAATACACCTTAGTCCACCCAAGAGGTTCAAGGATAGATTCCCAAGTGACTTTGGCGTTGTAGTCATCACCTGCCGACAATGACGAGTCATCGCGCTTGACCACATCTGCCTGAATGGATTCCACTTTAGGCATCTGATCAAACATCGCAAAGAGGTTGTGCAGGGCGTTTCTTTGCTGCATCGTAATTGTTGGAATCGTTTCAATGCTCCCACCAATCAAAGTCCAATTACCACCTGAAGGATGGGTGGTGCCACCTGAAGGTGCGGTGATGGTGAACCCACCTTGACCACGAGTTTCGGCAAGAACATCGTTGCCACCTTCACCTGGTTTGCGAGCCAACTTTGTATTGCCAGGAACTTCGCCATCTGAAATCTTGTAAAGCCAATGAAGCCCACCTGAAGGTGTCATCTCCACATATCCTGAGTTCAACTGCTCCCATAACTCTTTCAACCCTGAGTTGTTGGCAATCTCTGCAATCTCAAGATGTATCTTTTGAGCTACGGCGCGACCTTCAAGTTCGAGCATCTCAAGATTGCCGGAGACCTTGCCGGTGACAACGCCGATGCCATCAACACCATTCTTGAACCACATGAGCAATTCATCAGTATTAGGCAATTCCTCTTGAAAGCGTTGCCAGGCAAAGGCAGGTCGCTTGGAGCCGTCATTGGCGACAGGAACGACAGAGATTCCTTCTTTCAGGAACCGCAGGGCGATTGGTAGTAGCTCATTCACTTGCCACCCCATCCATCACCTTTGAAGATGGTGCCACCCAATGAATATTTGCGTTGCATCAGCTTCTTCTTGCAACCTTCACAAATGATTCTTTTCTCATCATTCATCTCAAAAAACACTTCTGCAATGTGTCCACAGTCGCATTTGAATTCATAAAATGGCATTGCTTCCCCCGTTCAAAAGTTTTTATCTTGTGAGGTGGTGGGAGTCGAACCCACCTGCGCAATTCCCCAAAAACGCAAATCCCATACCTCGTTCCCCGTGGCGAAAGGAAAGGATTAAAGCCACAGGAAAGTTATACCTGCTTTGCGCCTAACTGATTCAACAATGCCTGAACTTCAGGTGGCAAGTTGTTGGTGTCAATCGGTGCTTGCGGTGCGGCAGGGGCGGATGCTTGCGCCTTGCCACCGCCGATGAAGGCATTTGCCTTTGCTAGATCATCAGGATTGCCTGTTGCATCAATGAGAACCCACGGTGCTGATTTACCTGGTTTTGCAGTTCCCTGTCCGATACGAGCAAGAACCTTCTGACCGATTTTGTCCTTGAGTGCATTCTTCAATGCGATGTTGAAGAACAAGATGCCATTGTGTGTCTCATCGCCATCAAGGTCAACAAGATTGACTTCGACTGCATCGGTGACACCGTGAACTGTTTGAATCTCTCTTTTGTGTTCAACAGGTGTGATGATAAGCAGCTTTCCTGCCAAGTCTGCGACCTTGACTGAATCACCGCCGCCTTGCGTTGGTGCTGTGAACATTACTGTTCCCCCTCTTCTTTGTTGTTGTTTTCTAACTCTGTCGGTGGATTGTTTTCAACCCATTCTTTGACACCATCTGAGAGTGCCTTTGTCGGTATCAGACCGCACTTGCAAGAGTTGTATTCGCACATCATTGGGTATCTCCATGACAGGCGCGAGATAAATCTTTGCTATACGGTAAAAAATAAGGGCAATAACTGCAAAGCCGTGTTGGTTCGGCAGGTATTAAATCCCACATTTGCGGATTGCTCTCAACATCAACTGTTGAAAGAAGCGTGTATAAACTGTCAATTCGAGCAAGTGCATCCAATGCAACCTGCTCATCGTACTCGTACATTTCAAGGTGCATCTCATCAAGAGAACCTGATGTCGGTAAATATACAAGTGCGACATGGTTGACGATTGCACCTTGCTGTGCTTTTCCGTAACCATAAAGCTGAGTCTGAATCAATTGTTGCTTGGTCGCGCCTTCTTTTCTGCGCGTTTCAATTTGCTTGGATGAGGTGGTTTTCCAATCCATCACGATTCCACGATTGACATCAAATAAGTCAATCGAACCTGATAGACCTGAACGAATGGTGACTCGTTGCTCAACTTCATATCCTTCAATCTTGCCAAAGACCTCTGCCAAGTAAGCGTGAATTGCCGTTCCCACCTGGGCGCTCCAACTGCTGCTTCCACCCTCATTGATCTTTTCCCAATCAAGAAGTTTGTAAGCAAGACGGCGTGAGCATTCATGCCCGATTTCAGATGGGCCGATGGCAATTTGCTTTGAGCGTGGCGACCATTGACCTGCCTTTGTAATGATTTCGGCAAGTTCATTTGCCAACACCTTTGAAGGCTTATGTGGAGCAACGAATGTCATTTATTCATCATCCTCTTCGTCATCTTCATATGGTGTGAAAGGTGGTTCATCAAGAAGTGGTGAGATGGGCGTGATGATGCTCATTGCTCACCATTCTCGACAACTGTGAATCGGCGTGAAGTTGTTGATATCTCCAAAAGCTGAATCACCTGATCAGGCAGGATTTCTCGTGCCTTCTTGACATCAAGTCTCCTTGATTCAACAAATGACCATCGGACAACCTCGTTGCCCTGGTACATACCAACTTCAGCATCGCCCAATGCACTTTCAAGGTGCGAGCGTGCGATGTCGGCAACTTCTTGCCATTCCTTTATGCGACTCAACGCATCTTTGTATTGTTTGAGCCAAGAAGCGATGTCATCATCTAAGATGACACGCTTGTGTTCAATTTCAATGGTCACTTGTAATTCCCCCGAATCTTCTTTAGTACCAATTGAATTTTTGAAAGTGTGACCATGCCGAGCATGGAGACACATGGCGCCTGTGAATATAGGCGAGAGTTGCCACGAGTTGTGACACCTTAGACTCAGAATGTTCCATTCCAAGATTGCGATAGGTAGAGTCAAGCAGTTGGCCGATGCCTTGAGCTGAACTCGTTGGATTTTGTGCATCTTTCCAGGCTGATTCTTTGCCAATCAACGCGGAAAAACATTTGTATTGCTTAGTTGTAAGCAAATCACGAGCCACTTCCTTCGGATTTACCTGGGAAAGCGGTGGTCGCTCTGAATAAACAATGGATGCAGGAACTGCAATTTGTGGAGCTAATGCGGCATTGACAACCATTGATGTCAAACCACTTACGCTGATCATTATTGCAATCCCCCTGATAAGTCTTTTGTTTTGAGTTGTGATTGGAGTTCTCCTTTTGATTTCACCCCTGCTTTGCGAAGAACTTGCGTTGTGTACGAAAGGTCAACATTCAAAGCAATTGAGATTTCTTTTGGTGTTCTTCCTTGCAGATGAAGTCTGCGAATCGTCTCGGCTTTATTGATGCCGAACTTTTTGCGCCTTCTTTGAACATAAACTCCACGCTCCTTTGGTGTCGTTCCTGCCCAAATCCCAAATGGGATGTTTTCTGCAAGTGCGTATTCCAAGCACTCCTTTCGTTCAATACAACCGCCGCAAATACTGCGAGCGATTGGGAGACTGTTTGCCTCTTCGACTTTTCCTTCAGGAAAGAAAATGTCGGGGTTTTCGATGTCACGGCATTGTGCCTGCAACAACAAAGGTAATGTGGGGAAGAAGTCTCTAAAATTCACTCCCTAGTTCCAAGCCATTGTTCTAAATCCTGAACAACCCATGACTTTTCAATGCCGGCATTGCGGCGTTTAATTATGACATATGCAGGTGGTGTTTGTTTCAAACCACGAGCTATTGCATAGTTGTGTGCTTCTGTGATGGCTTCATCCCAAAAGGCAGGAAGTGTGATCGCCTTGCGGTTTTTCAACTCAAAGATGTATGTCTTGTTTGCAACGACACAAACAATGTCACCTTCGTCTGCACTTCCTGCCTTACTGAGTCGCTCGGCGCTGACCCCGTGTTCCCTAAGCCACTTCATTACTGAAGTTTCAAAGAGTGCGCCTTTGCGACCATTGGGATTTGCCACTTACTTCACCAACTCCAATTTCACACCTTGAGGTTGCGAGCGCATGGCGCGTGCATACTTCACGGCGGTGATAAGTTGTTCAGCCAAAGTAAGTGCCTCGCTTTCGCTCACGCTTGCGAGTTTGATAGCAAGATCAGGAACGGCTGACCTCGCCTTATCCATCATCCGTGCTGCATCGGATGACTTCAAATCTGTGATCAAGAGGCTTTCAATAGACTCCAAATGTGCCATTGGAACGGCTGCCAGGACATCCTCGACCAAATCAAGGTTGGCATCGCGCTCTTCAAGATAGATTGCCACATCCCCATTCAGGGAGTTGTGAACCGAAAAGAGAGGGTCGCGGTTGATCAATAGCCCCACCCACCCTCTGAGTGTGTAATCTGTGCGGTGAACCTGTCCTCAAGGGCTAAAAGCCCCCACGCAAGCCCTGTGACGGCGATTGCGCCCCCAATAACGACCAAAAGCATCATTCATCCCCTCTCCTTTGGAATGCGCCAATGGTGACATAGAAGTTATCCACAGGGGTACAAGACACGCTGAAAGATTGTTTGTGTCATGTATTGACATCCGTATGGATGAGAGTATTGTTCTTCTTGTAGGGGGAACGGCTCCCACAGAAAAGAGCTAGAAATGAACGCAACAACTAAGAGCAAGAAAGTCGGAGATGTCATCGTGACACTTTGTCTCACAGAAGATGAAGGTCTTTGTGTTGAAGATGGTGGCAAGTGGTTATTGATGTGCGAAACACATGGCGGAATTGTTCAAGATACAAATAAAAACCGTTTATGGGGTTGGGCATCATTTCCTCAAGAATGGTGCGAAGAATGTCGCGCAAAGGCAGGTGCATAATGGCAAAAAAGAATTGGTATTCAGTAATCATAATTGCTGAAAAAACAGTACGCATTTATGCGGAAGATGCGCAAGATGCTCAAGATAAAGCGAATGACAAATATCAACCATTATGGAGTGCAGAACAGGCATGGAGAGAGGATGGAACAATCGAATGATCACAAAGCGCGGAAAGAAAGTACGAGCAATTGCATTTGCAGTTGGCATTATTGTCATTTGGCAAGTTGCAATGAATCTGTGGTGGGTTGGCATTGATGCGCCCAATGCAGAGTTTCTTGGTTGGTGTTGGGGTTCAATGAGCGAATGTGTGGTGTTGTAATGGTCGGAAAGAAAATCAGGTCAGTTAGAGTCAGCGACCAAGTATGGGCGAAGGCGAAGGCGAAGGCACAGTCAGAAGGCAAATCAGTTTCCGAAGTAATCGTTGACTTTTTGAAGGGATATATCAAATGACAAAAGCCAAAACCGCCATTGCCTTTGCCGAAAGAGGTTGGCACATCTTGCCTGTTGCTCCTTATCAAAAGACACCATTCTTCCCCATTGCAACTCATGGGTATAAGTCAGCGACAACTGACATTGAATCCATTGAAAAATGGTTCACTCGCGCACCGATGCTCAACATTGGCATCGCTTGCGCACCTTCAAACTTAGTTGTCTTTGACATTGACTACCGAAACGGCGGAACAACTGAAGGTTTGAATTTAGATACATTCACAGTTGCAACAGGCGATGGCTTGCATCTGTATTACACCGCCCCTGCCGATGCTAAGTTCAAGGGAAAATTACGTGAAGGCGTTGACATCAAGCACAATGGATATGTTGTGGGTGCAGGGTCATTGCACGAATCAGGCAAGTTCTATGAAGTCGTCAAAGACATCCAACCTGCACCGATGATGGAGTGGATTTAGCCTAAAAAAGACAAAGAAATCCCCCTCACCATGACCGACTGATGGTGAGGGGGATTTCTTATTCGGCAAGTGCCAGAGCAATGCCTTCTTCGAGGGAGATTTCTGGTTCATATACTTCAAGCATCCCAGTCGGGTCGCCTACGCGGTATTCAACACCTATTGGCGCATCAAGATTGTTTTTGATAGGCGCAAGATAACCTGCTTGCAACATCACCATTTCTGCCAATTCAATGAATGAGGTTGGGCGACCTGTGCAGATATTCATTGTTTTAACATCATTCATCACGGCTGCAAATGTAGCTCCAACGACATCATCAATGTGAACAAAGTCGCGCACTTGGGTACCTCTGCCCCACACTTCAAATGGGTCTGCCTTGCGCTTGGCGCGTTCAATAAAAGATGGAAATGGGTAATCAAGTGCCTGATCTGAACCGTATCCACTAAATGGGCGCAACACAGTTACCTTCAGACCTTCGGCTCGTGCATATGAAGCAAGCATTTCGCCCGATAACTTCGCCCAACCATAGGTGAAATCAGGTGTGCGAATGTGTTCAAGATTGATGTCAATTTCACGCAATTTTTGTTGATAAGCAAGTCTTTGCAAGAAGATTGGGTAAGCCGCACTTGATGAGAAATAGACAATATGCTTCGGGCGAGTTCTCAGCGCCCATTGGAACATATCTGCATCGATGGCAAGGTCAGAGGCAACTGACAAAGGGTTTCCCTCAATGGTCATCCGTCCACCGACAATCGCCGCGAGATGAATCACGATGTCAAACTGTGTGGTGTCCGTGGCGAAGAAATGTCGGACTTCCTTGCCATTTACTAGGTCAATGCCTGTGATGTCGTGGCGTTGTTTTGCAAGTGCGCGATGAAATGCACGCCCAACAAAGCCGGCATCGCCTGTGATCAGAATTTTCATTATTGCCCCCACTCATACAAATATTTATCATCACCCGATAAAGTCACAGATTTCTGTTGATCAACGGTGAAGATAAACCTATCATTCTCGTCTAAAGCTGCACCAATATGACTTACCTGGTTGACAGGTTCAAGCAGATATGACTTGCGGATGGATTTACCCTCAACTTCAGTTTCATAGAACTCGTCATGAACAAAACACGAGAACTGAATCCGTGGATAAATCAGGTTTCTCAAGAAATCTTGGTCTTGGGTGTAATAATCCTTGATATCAACAGACTCAATCAAGGTTCGGATGTCTTTGAACAAGGCAGAGCGAACTGTGAACATACCTGCATTGATTGGGTAATTGTGACCAATCGGGTGATCCTTCATGATGTGAGCATCAAGACCTGACTCAAGGAACTCTTCGTGTGCTTTGAGTTCGCGCAAAGACAGTCGAGCATCGGCATCGCGGAAGGCAACAAAGTCATAATCTAGTTCACAGGCGAGAAATCGCCATAACTTGGCGGTGTGATCTTCAGGTGCATCTGTTTGAATAACTCGAACATTGGGAAACAGGCGCAGGGTTGAAATTACCCAGGAAGGCACCGATTGACCCACAAAGAAGATGAGGTCATATTCCTCATCTAAAATCTGTTGAGCAATGATGGCATTTTTGATTGCTCCGACTGAGTACCGAAGGTCTGACCCATACAAAGAAAAGGAGATTGCCTGTTTCATTTGCGAAGTTTCTTCAGTAAGACCTCGTATGCTTCAGATTCAATATAGTTTTTGTAAGCAAGAGCATCGGCAGAATAAACTTCCTGCGCGTTGACCTCACGATAGCCTTCATCCCATTCAGCTTTTCCTGCAAGCGGATGCATATGCTCAATGATGACATCTTCAAGATAGGTCAAAGCCCCTAAATCCTCGCCCAATTGCTTCCAAAAGTTGTCAAGATAAAGATGCTTCATATTCGGTGGCACCATTCCATCAAGTGCGCCAACAATATCTGATGTCATTGAGACCATTGTTGGAAGGCGCTTGCCTTGAAGTAGGTCGTTGCCGTAGGCAAGTGACGGTGCCTGTTGCAACGCCTGAATTAAGAGTGCATCCCAATCGGCGGTGCGTGGGCGGTGGTCATCGCCGATGAAGGTGAAGTATTTGTATTTGTCCTGGTATTTGCGTGCCACATAATTGAGTGGCTTTGCCATACCTCGTGAATCATTGTTGCAGGTGATTACATAATCATCGCCTACTTCAAAGACATAATCATCTGCCTTTGGGTCGTCATAGTCCACAATGAAGAGCAATCGTGAGGCAGATGACAGGTCATCGTGACAGGCTAAGAGTTCAACTGCATTTTGTGGTCGCCCACGAGTTGGAACAAGCGTGATCATTTCCATCGTGATTCAATCTCCCCTGCTATTGAGGCATATGCTGCCAAATCTACAAATGAGTCTTCGTGGTCAGGTGTCTCAATCAAACGAGCTATTTTCACAAGACATAAACACAAAGCGACCTGTGAAGGTGTTATCTCAGTTTCAAGATACACTCTCCACAGGTCGGCAATGCGCTTGTGATTTACATACGGTGATCCATAGTTTTTTTGACGATCAGTATGTGTGAGGCGTTTTGCCTCATCTAAAATTTCCCCCCGATTCATTTTTACTTGCTTCCTCTGCCAAATTCTGTTGACTTGGAATCAAGTGCCTTCAAAACAGGGCCGGCAACTGCTGCCAATCCTGCTGCAAGGTAATTCTTCACAGGTTGATTTGGGTCTGCAAGATATAAAGCTACAACGGCTGCTGCTGCTGCTCGCAGATATGTCTTTGCGATTGCTTCAAGTTTTACTTTGTCAAACATCATTACTCCTTAAAAGTAGGCTTGCCGAATCCAACAATGAACACAGGCAAGGATGGTTGTAACTTACCCCGATTTTTCTTCTTATAGGCGCGAACCTTACGGCAAACTTGACCGCCATTGCGCTGATCGCCCTTTTTATCAGGTGCCGTGTTGCCCTCAATTGTCACAACAGTTCCATCATCTCGCACCTGTAGCACAATTCCCACATGAGAGATTCGGTCAACATTATCTGAGGGGAAATCAAAGAAGGCGATATCACCTGGCATGGGCGTGGCAGTTTCGGCATCTTGCCACTTGCCCTTTGCTTGGAAGGCTTCTGCCCCTGACGGGGTAAATGTGCAGTTGGGAATTGAGGTCACTTTTGCTTGTTTTGCCACCCAATTAACGAAGGCTCCGCACCACGGTTGGTTTGCCTTTTGATAGTGGGTTTGATTTTCAGCAGGGCCTTCAATGAAGCCTTCTTCGCCTCGTGCCACATCAAGAAACTTATTGAGTTGAGCTGACATTGTTCTCCCCTTGTTTTGGTTTTGATTTGAGTCCATTTGCAGAGACTATCCCTGCCAAAGTTCCTGTGAGAAAGACCGTCAATGTTGCAACTAGGTCAATGAAGGCTGCATCATTGGGTGCTTGCTTCATCGGTTGGGTGACAAATACTAATGCCCAAAGGAGCGCAAATACTGATCCTGCAAAGACGATTGCAAGGATGATTCCAATGCTGACAACAAGTCGAGCGTGTAATTCTTCAGGTGTGTATCGGTCACGGCGTTTCATCAAATATCTCCGGAAGTAGGTCAGAGGTGCAGGTTCCTGTGATGTCGCATTGCGGTTTGTTGCATTCAGGTTTTTCCCAATTTTCAAACTCTTGGCAAGGGTAGCGAACCCAACCTTGATAACTGCAACCGCTAAGAGTTAGAGCGAGAAAGAAGGATGCGATAAATCTCTTCAACCTGTCGCTCCAATCTTGAAACGGAGTCTTTGAGACTTGAGCCAGAATTGGGCTTGAGTTCATTGAGGTAATGCTTAACAAGCCAGCGAACCGCCGTTGCAAAAGCACCAATGATGGTGATGATTGCAACTGCAAGAGCAGCGTAATCCTGTGCCGTCATTTGCCAATAGCCATCACTTGCATGATCACGGTTCCTGAACTTGTAATTGCCCAGATTCCGTTTGCCTTATTTTCAACAGTCAATTTGTCACCATTGTCCATGCGGTATCCGGTTGATGTTGTCACATCGCTATTGCCTAAGAAGCAAGTGCCGCTTGAGCTGTGAAGATAGACCATCTCTGCTTCTTGCGTTGCATCAACAAGTGCTGTTGGCGATGTTGTCACGGTGACTTGGCGTGTGGAAATGCCCATTGTTACTCCTTGATCGGTGGTGGATGTTTAGCCTAGAAGAGCTGCAACTTCATCGGCGGTGAGACCGAGTTTTGTAAGTTTGCCTTCGGCGCTTGCTTTGGCTGCTGCCTTTGCCGCTGCCGCTTCTTCTGCTGCTAGGGCATCGGCTGCAGCCTGTGCTGCTGCTGCTTCCATTTCAGCAATCTCAGCATCAGTCAATTCAATGATTGACTCAACGCCTGTTTCGCAGTTGATTTCTATTCTTGTTGGTCGTGTCATTTATTGCTCCTTATGAGTTTTTGATGCCGTAGAGATAAAAAGATGAATTTGTGACCCAATTATTACTATCTGGTGTAATTGTTAAAGAAGTTATAGCACTAGTATTTGTCCAAAGCCCTGCTCCTACCAGAATTCTTGCAGTTGTTGTGTTATTCTCTTGAACTGCAAAATAAGAAGTAGGTTTATTTTGACTTAGAGTGTATGAAGGAATATAAATTTCTGCGTTACCAAAAGTATTTGTAGTTCCAGTGCTTCCGCTTGCATATCCACTAAATATATAAGGTTGGTTAGCACCCCTACTTGAAGAAGCATTACTGCCATTACCTAATAAATATGTATAAGAATACGGAGTTCCAGTTTGTCCATTTATAGTAAGATTTAATAGTGCAATGCTTGAAGCAACATCACCTCTTGCGCTAACACTCAATACTAAATCCGTATAAGTGCTAGGAATGGCAGAAAAAGTAACAAATGCAGCAGAACTAGTAAGCGTATTAGATGAAATAAGTGTGTAAGTAATTGCCATTATGCAGCCTTAATTCCATAGAGAGTGGCAGTAGTACCGACTGCAAAGTTGGTACTACCTGATAGTAGCAAATTTACCGAAGTTACTGCGGTTGTTGTTTGCATTAATCCAACAGTTGTAAAAATGTTTCCTGAACCATTCAAATCGCATGAAGTTTTTGCTAAAATACTTTTGAATACACCCGATGATAAATAGTAACTAAAAATATCAATTTCTGCAAAAAATGGCAGAGTAGAACTAAGGGTGCCACCTGTGGTAAGTAAAAAATTAACATCAAGAGGATTTGAGACAGAAGTTGCTGTGCCGCCATTTCCTAAAAGGAATGTACCAGTGTAAAGTGACGCACTATTGTTGTTCAATCGCATAAGTAAATCTGTTCCGCCAGCAGCAGGTGACCCATTTATAATTACTTTTAAATCAGTAAATGCAGAACTAATTGAATTGAAATTTATAGAAGTCGCAACACTGCCTAGAGTTGTGGTTGCGATTGAATCGTATGTAAGTGGCATTTAATTAACTCCATACAGTGCGAAAGTAGTATTGTTAGCGCAGTTGCTAGGAGTGTATAAGGTTACGCTAGTTATTGCTGCCGTGTTTAACCAAAGTCCTGACCTTAAACTTATATTGCCTGATGCGCTTCTATCAATACCACTAAAAATTCTTACGGTTTTGTTTTTAACAGTAGAGGCGTAACTGTCAATGTCAATAATTCCAACACTAAACATGTTAGTAGCATCACTTAATGAAACAATTGATATACCAGTAATTGCTCCAGAAGCGTCACCGCTAGCACTTGCAATGCTACGATTGCCTTGTAATATATGTTGAGCGTAGTTAGTTCCTGTGTCTGCATTAAAACGAAGGTTTAACGTATCAAAATTTAGATTGTTTCCAATAAATCTAATTTGCAAAGATTTGTAGGTAGACGGAATAGAACTAAACGTAATGGTTGATACGCCATTACCACTTGCAGTAGCAATAGAATTAAAAGCACCTGTCACTTTTAATTTTGAAGAAGCAATAACCCCAATGATCGGTGTCATGCAATATCTCCGACCACATACCAAGTGTCTGTTGCTGTTTTGATGCAAGTTGCCGAAGCATTTTGCACACGCAATTTAGGTGCAGTTGCAGTTGCTCCTGTTGATGCGATAGTTGTTGTTCCAGGAGTAGTAGCTTGAATTGTCAACTGACCTGCACCTGTTTGAATAATTGTGATCTGTGTACCGATAGGGAAAGCAACTGAAGCATTTGTTGGAATGTTAATCGTGCCAGCGGTTGCACCGTTGCTTGCCAATAAAATGTCACCTTGATCAGTAAGAACAAGAGTGTAAGCATTTGTGGTGAATGTTGGAGTCACTAATGCTTGACGAATAACTGCATCAGATAAAGTTGCTGTGTTAATCGTTGGCGATGTCAATGTCTTATTGGTCAATGTTTGCGTTCCAGCAAGATTTACCAATGTGTCAGTTCCGGTTGGAATTGTTACCGTTCCTGAATTGCTGATGCTTGAAATGACAGGAGTTGTTAGAGTCTTATTTGTAAGAGTGTCAGTTGTTGCACGACCGACGAGAGTGTCGGTGCTTGTTGGCAATGTCAATGTTCCTGTGTTGACGATCGAAGAAATGACAGGAGTTGTTAGAGTCTTATTTGTAAGAGTCTGAGTTCCTGTGGTCGTAACAACCGGGACACCACCTGCTTGAACTGTTCCTGTTCCTTTTGCAACTAAGTTCAAAGAAATGTTGGCATCTGATCCTGATGCCGTAATGCTTGGAGTTCCTGCGGTTATGGCATTGGTGACTGTGATTTCATTGACCGCCGATGCAACGGCAGCAGGAAAGACAATCAATTCATTGCCGTTCGCATCGGCAATGTTGGAAGCTGATGTGATGCGAGGCGCAGTTAAAGTTTTATTTGTGAGAGTGTCTGTTGTTGCACGACCGACTAATGTATCGGTGCTTGTCGGTAGTGTGAGCGTTCCTGTGTTGACGATCGAAGAAATGACAGGTGTTGTCAATGTTGGGCTTGTTGCAAGTACCGTTGCGCCGCTTCCTGTGGTTGATGTTGTTCCTGTGAAATCTGCATCCCATGAAGCTGCTGTCGTTCCTGTTGTCAAGATGCACGTGATCATATAAGTGTTTCCAGCAGGAATTGTCACCACGGTGTTGAGACCTGATGATTGAACTGTCAATGCTCCTGTGCTGTTGTTATGAATTATGAATGCTTCGCCTAGAGCCAATGTTGAAGTGACAGGCAGCACGATTGTCTGTGTGGTTGTTCCTGTGAAGAACTGAAAATGTGCGCTTGCTGCTGTCAGCGTTGTTGTTCCTGCTGCTGTTGCTGTTGTCGCATAACCGACTGGTACTGTTGTATCAAGTGTGAGAGTTACGGTTCCACTTGTGCCGCCACCTGTGAGTCCTGTTCCTGCTGTGACTCCTGTGATGTCACCAGAGCCAAATGAGTTCCAAGTTGTTCCATCATAAATTGTGACGTCATTGGTGTCTAATAAATAGGCGACCATTCCTTCTGAAACGACTCCGGATAGTGCGGTATTGCGAGCTGTTGCAGATGCAAAGACCATCACGCTCTGTTGCATCAGGTATGTGTTGACTTGTGCTGCTGTCAGCACATCTCCTGTTGCGAATAACTTGTACCCTGCTCCTGCCATGATTTCTCCTTGTTAGTAACTGAGAACGCCTGCGACGTCTAGAATTCCTTGCGTTGAACTGTCGAGGATGAACGCTTGGATAATCGGTTCGCTCGTCAGTATCTTAGTGGTGAATGTCGTTTTTGTTATGTCGTGCTGAAGGCCTTGTACGAACAATTCCCTCGTGATTGATGTTGCTCCCGGCATCGTCTTGGTGATGTTGACGAGGTCGAAGATTTCAAGGTTCAAGCCTGCGATATTTCGTGCCTGTTGATCTGGGTCAACTAGATTCAGGGTCATGGAATCGATGCGAACCAGGGAGTCTTTTCTGGATTGCAAAATCATACTTGCCTGATCGAGTGATTCGGCATCTGTCTGAACTAGGATTCCATCTCGTTTGCCTGAGTGGATAAAGTAGTTGTCAATCGATGTCTGATCTGAGACGATTTGGCTAGTTCCATTGAGTCTAGTGACCGAGACATTGTTCACAATCAAGGTATCGTCAAAAGCTAAATCAATCTGCTGATATTCGATTTGAGTTCCATCATCGCTGAAATTTGTCGGTGTTGTGTCTGCAAATAGGCTAACTGTGGTTCTTGAGTAAAAGGTTGCATTTCCTTCTGCATCTATAAAGAACCCACCAAATTCGCTGTTTTCTACAGTTTGAATTGCATCAAGCAGGTTTCTGGATGTTCCTGGGTCTGCTTGAAGGGTGCTATCTCCTGCATTGATGTCTCGTTGAGATGCTGGCCAATCCACAAGATCAAGCAAGTTTTCTATGCGTGCGCCACTAAGTTGACCTGCACTTGTTCCTGGCACGCTAGTAATTGAAATGTTATTGAGAAGTCGGAAGCCATCAACGCAATTGAGAATGACTCGTGATGCTTCATTTATGCCGAGAGCAAATGTCGTGTCATAACTGGTGATAAATCCTGAATAGAGATAGTAACGCACGCCCTCATAGTCGGCAAAAATTCGGATTTTTCGAAGTGGAATCAGCTTTCCGTAATAAGGCCCCGATGTGTTGGCTGGGTTGAAGTCGCCTGTTTCATCAAGCAATTCAACGGTGGCTGTTCCTGCTTCAAATTTGCTCAGAATTCGATTTCGTCCTCTACGAATTGAGGCTCGTAATACAATTGATGAAACATCAATAGAATCCTCGGCATCTGCGAGTTGCCCTGTTCCTAGTACGCCTTTGGTCAAGTCGTCTAAAGTGAAGGCTGTTGAAATAAATGCTGGCCCATTTGTGAAGTCAATTGTGACTCCGAGCTGTGGAATTCCTGCCATCAGAGTGTCGTCGCATCTTTGAAGATTGTCTGACCACTATTTTGCCCCTGAAGTAACCCATTGCGAACAGTTGTGATCAAGTCTTGTTCAGTTGTCACGCTTCCCTGAACTGTTAAATTCACAACAATATCTTTATCGCGTGATCCTATAGAACTCGATGAGAATAAAGTTCCACCTTCTGCCATTCTGAACGAACCTGCATTGAATGGTTGGGTTGTAATTCCTTGAGAAATAAACGCATTTCTTGCAACGCTATCTTCTAAGGTTTGAAATACAGGCGCAGCATTGTCAACAAGTTTGATAAACTCTTTACCATTTTCGCCAATGACAGAAATGACTCCGCCTAAATCTTCGACAGCTTTGTTGATTGAATCAGTTATTGGTGAAATTATACTTCCACCTGCACCTGGGGCAGTTGGTGCTGTTGGTGCCGTTGGTGCCGTTGGCGCAAGTTTTACTCCAACAGCTTCAATATAGGCATTGAGGGCTGCAAGAGCATCTTTCCAAGACTTTTCTGCCTGATTGCCAGGTGTCGGCCACAAATCAGATGGAGTTACACCTTCAGAAATCTTCTTAGCATAATCTGAAACTTCTTTGCTAGTCAGTTTCCACTTGTCCATCAAAGCATTAACTTCGGTTTGATCTAGTTTGCCATCGTTAATCGCCTTGAAGAAATCAAGATACATCTCTGCTTGTTGCTTAGTAACTCCCCATTGTTTTGCAAGCAGTTCAATTTCTTGTGTTGAAAGTTTTGCATCATTGACTGCAAAAATGGCGGTTGTGTAAGCAACAACTGCTTCTTGGCTGATTCCCCATTTAAGGGATAGAAGGACAACTTCTTGATCTGAAATTTTTTGATCTGCAACAACTCCAAGCAAATCAACATATCGCTGAACTGCTTCATTTGCCCTCATTTGAGCATTCATGTTTTCAATGATTGCTGCAAGTCGGCGTTGCTCTTCAAGATTGCCTTGCTTAATAAGGTTCAATCGTGCTGCTTCAAGTTGAATTGGGTCTGTTTCTGAAACATTTTTGATGCCAAAAACGTCAAGACCTGCTTTTTTAATTGCAGCACGCGCCTCTGCCAATTTCTTTTCTTGAGCGGTAAGTTTTGTTACCGAACCAGTATTGTTGTCTATAACAATTTTGTTGGTTTTTAGAACTTTGGTTAAACCTGAAGTTGTAGCCCCAAGTTTGGAAGATATATCTTGAACACCTTTGTAAGATTTTGTTGCTTTGTCTGCATTTTTAGCAGAGGCGGCTAAAGAAACACCAATGGCACCAGCGGTAACTGCAAATGCTCCAAGAGCTGCAGCAGCAGCGCCTGCTGAAAATCCACCAGTTAATAGTGCAGTAGCAATACCTGCTGAACCTGCTGCTGCGGTAAATGCAGTAAGCGTTGGAATCAATAAAGCAATGGCAGTTGCAAAGGCATAAACCTTTGAAGCAACAAAAATACCAGCAATCAGTGTTGCAAAGATTTTTATGGTTGTCAGATTTTGTGAAATGAAATTTACAAAACCAAAAACTGCCTTGCCTAAAGCAATTGCATTTTCTGCAGCAGTTTTTAATGCACTTGCTAATTTATCTTTGTTTAAGTCAACCCAAGATTGAACCACTGGCAAAACAGTTGTTGCCACATAATCTGCAAATTCTTCAATAACTGGTAGCAATGCCATACCCAAAGTTGCCAAAATGTTTTCATAAGAGGCATTAACGCGCTGCAATTGCGCTGCCAGTGTGTTGTATTCGCGGCGTGACTGACCCTGAGCAGCATTTGTTTTCGTAATAATTAACTCAAAAGCTGCTTGTGCCTCTGCAGATTTAAGCAATTCGCCTTCTAATTTACCCAAACCCTTTGCCGCAACGCGAGCAGTAATGTCAGACTTTCTAATGGCAACACCGTAACGCTCAATTGGGTTATATTCACCCTTAAATGTTGAACTGAGCGCTGCGACCGCATCAGCAGTCGTTCCACCGTATGTTGCTGCTAAATCTGCAGCCAAAATTTGAAGTTGCTTTGTGCGTTCAATCGCATCTTGTTCCTCAAGACCTAATCCCTTAAGTTGAGTTCCAAGCAATGCTGCATAACGAGCAGCCTCTGCAGTTGATAGTCCATAATCAACCATTGACTTTGAAAAATCTTTTAATTGATCTGAGTTTTTACTAAAAACTGCATCCAAAGCGCCAAATTGTTGAGAAACATCAGATGCAGCCATTACTGCATCCTTGCCAATCTTTGCTACAAAAACAGCAGAGGCAGCAGCGGCAACACCAAAGGCTGTGCTGATCTTCTTTCCTGCATTAACAAAATTTTTCTCAAGTTTCTTGAGGTCTTTGACCGCTTGTTTTGAACCTTTGTCATTATAGACGGTGATTATGCGCTCAATGATTGACACGATTTACACCTCTCTTTGACTGACTACGGCATCAACGCGCTTCTGTGCTTTTTCAGAGGCTTTGTCAACTGCTTCTCGGATTGAGTTCAATGCTTTATATCTGTTGTTATCAACTGCACGAATAAGTGCGCGACCTTTATCTTTACCATCATGACGAGCAGTTGGCAAAGCACCATGTTCTCTTTGAATCACACCAATAAATTGTTGGGAAGCACGTGGGTTGCGTGAACGGCTTGTCTTGCTTCGTGAGCGTGATGCCGCACTTCCTCGACCTGCCGTTTCAAAGATTGCACCACCTGGGTCACGCTGAATGACTCCATAAGTATTGCGAAACCCTGTGCCATTCTTTTTAGAAGTGGCGGCGGTTTGTTTGATTCCTGCCTTAGCTCGTTCGGCATCATAGGCAATGAATCCACGAGTTTGATCTTGTGCTAATGGGCCGATTTCATTAAATCTTTTGAATCCGCCTTTTTGCCACCCTGAAGGATGGATTTGATTATTGCTTGGAAGATAGCCTTTTGCCTCAAGAACAATCGGTGCAAGAATGCCACGAATTTCTTTGTTCAATTCTCTTTTGAGGTCAGGCGCGAAGCGTTCAAGAGCGATGATGTTTTCGGTTAAACCTTGCATCACAATTTTGTAATTGATTTCCGCCATTACTTGCTTCGCGCCTTTGCTCGTTCTTTCATGTATATGACTATTGCTTCAAGTATGCCATCAGGAGCATCAAGCAAATCAATTGGAGATATGCCTGTCTCCACAGAAACTGCTGCTAAGGAATAAGTCAGACTGTCTCTGTGGATTCGAAATTTGGGTTTGAGTCCAAAGATACCGATTCAAGTGTATCCAAGAATTCAGGTCCAAATGGTTTTACAATGTGTCCGTTTGATTTAAGTGCAAGCCAACCCAGGTAATAGATATGTTCTAGTTTCTGTTCTTCACCGATGAGTTTTGCTAGACCTTTTCCATATTTCTGTTCAAAATCAACGATGATGCGTGGGCGTAATGAGAACGTTTTATCCACGCCATCAATCGTCTTAACTTTGATACTGAGTCCATCCATCTTTGTTTCCCCCTGTTTTCTTTAGGATGTTGCTTTGGTAATTGCGCCGGAGATCGGCCAAGTCACACTTGCAGTTGCTAATTCGCCAACGGAGCCATTAAGAGGTGTCCATTCTGAAATTAGAGCTGAGAATGTGTATTGCGGATTGATTGTTGTTGTTGTTCCTGCAACTGGTTTTGCAACGACTGTCGCTGCTGTTCCAAGTAACGGATAGATTGTCTGCTCTAGTGCAGATGTTGCATAATCCTGATTGAATTCAAATGTCACAGAATTATCTGCTAATCCAGCAATGCGTGTCTTTGCTGTGTTTCCGAATGCAGTTGTCTCAACGATGTCATATGTTGTATTGAGACTGATGCTAGTGATGTATTGAGATAAATCTGTGCTTGCAACAACAACAGATGCGTTTGTGAGTACGAGTCTTGGCATTATACGACCGCCTTAGTGATTGCTCCGCTGATTGGCCAAGTAACAGATGCAGTTGCCAATTCACCAACAGCTCCATTGATTGGAGTCCATTCTGAAATGATAGCAGAACAAGTGTAACTTGGATTGAATGCACCTGTAGTTGAGCCATTTGGCTTGACGATTACTGCTGATGCTTGTCCAAGAAGTGGATAGATTGTTTGTTCAACTTGAGATGTTGCGTAATCCTGTGCGAATTCTAGTGTGATTGAATTATCTACAAGACCAGAAATACGTGTCTTTACGGGTGATGATGAGAATCCTGTTGTTTCAACTACGTCGTATGTTGAATTGAGTGTTACGGATGTGACCATACTGCTCAGATCAACTCCACCGACGGAGACGAATGCGTTGGTAAGAACTATGCGCGGCATTAGTTAGTCGCTCCTTCTTTTATTTCGGTTTTGATGGATGGGGTTTCTTGTGTTGTGTTGCTTGCTTTAATGTGGTTTCCAGCAATCAGATTTTCTGCGCTGACTCCTGCATCTTGCAATTCTTTTACTGTAAGTATATCGCCTGCGGTCTTTCCGCAGACTTCTCGATCTGAAGTGACGATGTATGCCATTGATTCTCCTTATCCCCACATCGTAATTCTGTAACGATAGGAAAGAAATGTGACTCCTTGTGAATCATAAGTACCTGCTTCTGCACCTGTAACTCGCAAAGTGTTGACTGTTCCCCCAAGAGTGCGATCACCTTCAATTGCTGCTTTTATGGAAGTTGATCCTGAACCTGCAAGGTATGAATCAAGTTTGTCCTGTCCAGCACGCTCTGAAAAGCGTTGCACAATCACAAGGACATCAACCTGCGCTTGGTCAAGACCGCGAGCATTGTTGATGTCAAATGTGAAATCTAATTGTCCTACTACCGCACAAGGCGGAACTACTGTGTCAGGAATCAAATCATAGGCTCGTAAGCCTGTAATTGTTTGTAGTCGTGTTTTGAGACCATCTCGAACTTGACTTGGGTTCATTATTTAGCCAACCCATTGTTCTTGCGGAAAGGTCGAAGCAACGCTTCAACATCAGGATCAAGGCGTGAAGTAAGTCTGACAGTTCCAAGTTCAGGGGTTCCTGCGATTCCAAATGGTGATTGTCTGCGAACAAAGATTCTTGAAGATTGAATCAAGCAAGCTGATTGCACCTCGTAAGGCACCGCGCTCCAACCCCAAATGCCTGTGATTTTGCAAGCCTGTGGCAAGTAGTAAGGCCATACATAACGACCAATTGCAAGAATTCGTGTGAATGGCCATCCTCGGCGTGGGTTGTTGATCGGTTCAACCATGTAATCACTTGTTGACCACACAGTATCCCAAGTCTGATTGAAGTTGTCATCAGTTGCAATCTGTGTGATTGTGGTGATGTCATCAACATTCATTGTCCACGGATCAAGGGCGGTAAAGTAACGAGCAACAGGTGCCTGTTGTGTTCCGTCTTGATAAAAAAATCGCCCTGTGTAGTCATCAATCATTCGACTTGTTGCATTGATGGCTGCTTCAAGAGCTGCATCATCTGTTGCATCGCTGATTGTCAATGCTGCCTTCAACTCGGCAAGTGTGGAATACCCGTTATAGATTGCCACGCTTTATCCTCTTTTCTGCTTTAGGCAGGATCGCTCGTTCTAATTGTGGCTCCGCAGTTGCCGTTTCTTTCGGCTTTCTGCGAAGAAGTTTCTTTAATCTTTCCATGCTTCGTGATGACTTTCATCTAACCAAAATGACTTTTGGTGCGGAAGTATTACTGAAGTGTTCACATGGATTGGATAGCCAAGTGATTTGATTCTTCGTGAGAAAAGTAAATCCTCACCAATCCATTCTCCGTTGACAGGCCCATCCCAAAACCAACACCAATCTGTGCCTTGATTTGGGTCTGCAACCTCGCGCATCTTTTCCAACACGCTTCTGTGAATCATTAAGCAGCCTGTACCTGCTGCATCTATTTCAAAAATTGAGTTCTTGTCATATTTATACAAGGGCAAGAATCCTTGTGGTGAATCCTGAAAAATTGCAGGAACAGGTTTTGGATAAGTTTTGCCAGGAACACCGAAACCTGCAAAGACTAATCCTGCAACAACAGGGCGTTCTTTGTCATGCGCTGTATTGCATAAAGCATCAAATGCCTCAACTGAAAGTTGCTCATCGCTGTCCAACATCAACAACCAATCTGAATCTGTCATTTCTAAAAATTGTTTGACAAGACGATTGCGTTGCTTAGATAAAAGACCTGAACCCTTGATTCTTATGAATGGGCCGAGTTTTGAATTTCTAGCTCCTGCAAGTTGAATCAGTCTGTACGCAAAAGCGCCGTTGACCATTCCTGGGTCGCAAGACCCGATTGCAACTGTGTGACCTGTTTTCATTGATTCCCCCGAATCTTAGAGGTGAAGAGTGGGTAAGTCGGGGGAGTCCTACCCACTCTTCACACTATTAAAGAACCTTCAGATTAGAAGGTTGATGCTTCTATCTTTAGAAGCTAGGTGCCGACAATCCGGTTCCTGAGATGATTGAGGCTGCTAGAGGGTAGCGCTCTGCGGTATAGGCTGCGTAGCCATATACAACAGTCTTGATTGTCAGGCTGCCTGCACCTGTTGCATCATAACGAAGTGTGAATGGTGATCCTGGTTGTTCCCAAAGGTGAGATTCACCTGCGTTGACAACATAGATTTCATCCTGGTTTGTTGTTGTTCCGTATGTAGTTCCAACATTTGCATCAGTAATGATTGGGAGACCCATCATCTGATAGCCAGAGTTTCCATATGCAGAACCACCTGTTCCAACACCTGCTGCATTCATTGGGCCGTTAGCGGCTGGCACTACCAATGGGCGGTTTGTGCTGTCAACTGCTGCAAGCAAGAATGCTAGGCGGCGTGGGTGCATGATGAAGTGTGTTGGGTTTGTGAATGAGTTTGTCTGAATCTGTTGGATCGCATCTGCGAGTTTTGGATATAGCAGACCAACTGTTGGTGCTGTTGATGTGAATGTGATTGCGTTTCCGCCTGATGCACGAAGGCCCTTGATTGTGCCGGCTGTACCTGCACCATTTAGGATTTGTGAATCAAGTGTTGTGTGCCATGACTTGATCAAGTCTGCTGCAACGAAAACATCAATGCCTGTTCCACGCTCAATCGCTTGGCGTGATAGGTCTTGCTGTCCTGCAATTGTACGAACATTCACAGTCAGCAATGTATCGTCAACATCTGTCTCTGATACTGCATCGTTCTGTGTAACCTGTACGGCTGTTGATGATCCTGTTGTCATGCGAGAGATATTCAGGGTCATGCCAGATGGTGGAAGTGTCATCTTGTTTGTTGCAAAGTCTGCAAATGGGCGACCTGCACGAGCAAGTGGAGCTGCTAGATCAATGAGGTACTGTGGAATTACAAGACCTTCGAACTGTGGAGTTCCAACATCGCGGCGCTCAATCTCTTCTTCGCGCATATGGCGAGCAAGACGATCCTGTGCTGTGAAGTCTGACTTGAACTGTGCGTTGTAAGCATCCTTGAAGAATGATGAATCTGAACGCTCTGAGTATGTGCGTGCTTCGCGTGTAACTGTTGTTCCACCAACTCGTGGTGTTGCAACTGCTGCAACTGATGAGCGAATTTCAGATGCCTTTGCATCTGCATCTGCCTGTGCCTTTAGCTTTTCGATCTTTGAATCTAGTGAGCGTGCTTCTTCTACGAGAGCATCAACCTTCTCGGTTTCCTCAACAGTAAGGTCGGTGCGATCCTCTGAAGCGACTGCCTCAAGAACTGCATCCATTTCTGCCTTTACTGCATCACGGCGCTCAACTACTTTGTCAAAATATGACATTTTGTCTCCTTGTGAGTTTGTTGTTTTGGAAGTGAGGTGGTGGCGATGCTTCTCACGGCGCTTGCAGGGTGTGAGTCTCGCTCCGACTTCGATCTGTCAGATTGCTGACAGAAACTTATTTTGTGCGGTTAACGATTGCCTGTGCTAAGCGAAGAGAAATCTTGCGACCTTCTTCTTCGGTTGCTTCAGGTAGTGGTTCAATGTAACGAAGTTCAGACATTTTGTGACCAACCAAAGTTTCTGTTGGTCGGTATCCATCACGATATTCTTCATAGACACGAATCAAAACGGCAGGATCGCCATCTTCGGCTGTGATGCTGAATTCTGTTCCTGGAATACCTAACACGCCTTCTTCCATAATGTGTTCAATGCGACCTTTAGCAGTACCACCGCTTGAATCCCATTCAACAAAGTCACCCACATTTTCGCGTGATTCTTCTTCAATTTCACCTTCTGCGCCTGTGAGTATTGCCATCATTTCAACGGCTTTCATGATGTATTCATGACCTTCGCTCAAATCATCAAAAATTGTTTTTAAGACGATCAAAGATTCACCGGTAACTTCACGACCTTCTTTGATTGCATCTATGGCATTTTGTAATGCCTCGCGTGCTTCAACACTTGTTGTTGGATAAGCAGGATATGTGACGACTGAGACATCGCCATCTGCAAGTGAAACCTCTGTGAGAACACGTTGGCTTCTATCATCTGACCACTTCTGACGAATCACACGGAAAGCAAAAGACATTTGGTCAACATCTCCGCGCTCAACCAACTTGTAAAGGTCGCGCCCCTCTGATGTGTCTGCAATTGTTGCATCCATATACAAACCGCGATCATCTTCAGTCAGTTTCAATGTGCCATTCTTTGTGCGAGCTAGTGGCAAACCTTCATGGTTGATAAGTAGGCGAACATCAGGTGTTTCGCTGAGTGTCTTGCGAAAGGCTCCCGGTGCGATGCTTTCCTTGAAAGGAAGGGGAACGCTTGAATCATTAAACACGGCTGCATATCCTGAAAGGCGCATTGTTCCATCTTCGGCTTGACGTGCTTCAACATCTCGCACGGTAAATGTGCGGCGTTCAATTTTTTTCATTTTGCTCCTTGAATCAGATTCGGCATCGAGCGCATCAATCTTGCGTTGCGCCCAATTTTGCGCCCTGTCAGAAAAGTTGGAATCTCCACCCCATAACAACCAAGCAACAAGACCTGCGCCTGGGTACTGTGGGTCTGAAGGATCGCTGTTTTTTGGTGCTTGTCCATCTACTTGATGGCGAGCGAACCACGGTGCCATCTTGCGAACTTTGTTTTCGGTAATTCGACCTGCTGCCATTTCGCGTGCTTCACGCTTTGTGCCTTCAGTTAAACCATCGCCCCCAAAACCTTCTTCAAGGTATTTCAAACCTCGTTGAGCATTTTCACGAATGAAAGAAGGAACGCTCAAATCTACTGCGCGAGTATTGATTTCCCCACCTGGTTCCATATCCTCTGAGATAGATACTGCGACCATTTGATCAATTGCATCTTGCTTGTTTTCGTGACAACCAATTGTTGTATATGAGCCATCAGTTTCTTCTTTGACAGTTGCCCAACCTGAACAATCGCTTTGTTTATCGCTGATGAAATACGGCATCACTCAACCTCATAAACCGATGAAGGATCAAGTGGGTCAATTTGAGCAACAGGTTGCAACTGACTTGAAGGAACGCCTGTGTGTGCCATAGGTGGCAATCCAATTGCAGCCAATACCTCTTCAGGGTTGTAGCCGACTTGAACGAGTTGTGTAACGATTTCTGCACGTAGCTTGACACCAACATCTTTTGCATCACTTGCATCAATGTTTTGCAATGGCACGCGATAGTTGTCACCATCAGGGATCGGTGCCATATCTTCCATTGCATGAACATCGTTGAGGCTCAAGAAACCTTCACGCAAGCCCTTTGTGTAGGCTTCAAATCGCTCAAGAGTTGTGCCTCGTAGTAAAGCATCAAGATTAAACTTGATGAAACCATCAGATTCAGGAAGTAAAGTGCTGAATGATTGCTCTAAACGCTCAAGCAATGGGCGCAATGAGTGCTGAACAAATGAAAGATTCTGTGCTTCAACGGATGCAAATGACATCGCGCCTGCTACTGGATGACCCAAAAGGCTGATTGGAACGCGGAACAATCGAGCAATATCTTCCACATTGAATCGGCGTGTGTCGAGCAATTGTGCATCTTGAGCGTTCAAAGTTAATGGCTTGAATGAAGCACCACCTGAAAGCACGCCAATTTTTCCTGCACGGTATGGGCCTGTGTGAGTGATGTTCCAATCGCGCCCAATATCTTGTGCTTGCTCTTCTGTCAGTTCGCCAGGAACTTCAATGACTCCGCCTGGGTTGGCTGCATTGCCAAAATATGCTGCTGCATAGGTGTCGGCTGCCATAGCAGCTCCAATTGTTAAACGAGCAGCAGCGATTGGGCCGAGACCATAGTGCGAACCAGGAAGTCTGAACAATGGGATGTGCAGCATTTCATTCTTAGTAAGAATTTGGGTGTATGCACCCTGCTCATCTCGTGTGTGAACCTCGTACACAAGGGGTTCATTAGGGCGCAGACGACGAATACGGACATCATCAGGGTTGAGACAATAAACTTCCACAACCTCGTTGTTGTCATCGCGTACAGTCAAGATGAAGGCATTTCCGTGAATGTTCAACGATGAGATGACTTGCTCATAAAATTCAATTCGTGATGTTTCAGGGTTAGGCTTAGTGACCCACATTGGAGTCTCGCCATATGCTGCTGCATAAGAAATGCGAGAACGACCACGGCGAACATATGCGCCAATTGGTAGTGAACTGATTGTGTCACCGAGAAGCCGAACGCAAGCATAAACCGTTGACATACGGATCGCGCTGTCAGGAGTAACTTCAATTCCTGAAGGTGCCATGTATGCAGGGCGACCAGGAATCAATGGTTCAACCCATTGACTATCGTTGGTTCGCTTTTCTGCTGCTGCGCGAAGTCTCTTGCTTAAACTCATTTGTCAACCTTTTCTGTCGCCCATACTAAGAACCCACCGAGCGCAATCAACGCGACAGGTACGGAAAGCATCCAAAGCCCACTTGTTACCAAAGAAACACCGATGACCTCAATGATGAGTGCATAATCAATCTTCTTCAAGAAGTTCATTGCTCTCCTTAGACTTGGATAGAAAAATATCGTGCGGTTGGTGGCTTTGGTGGTGCTGGTTGGGTAGCTCTGTCATAACCAAAGATTGAAGCAACGGCAGCATCGACCTTACGGCGAGAACTTGCCTTTGCAACCATCACACCTCTTGATGATTGTTTCGTGACACAGTTGGCGATGTGCCTTGCAAGGCGCTCATCCCCATCATGAGTGAATGATTGATTGACAACGCCTTCGTAGAATTTTTGCGTTGCAGGAACCATTCGCTCTGCGCTGTTGGGGTAGGCGAGAACGGGGAGTCCTTCTTCATCAAGAACCATAAAGGTTCTGTTCCATCTGGCAGGGTCGAAAACAATTTCGCGCACATCAAATCGAGTATCTCGTGCAAATGAAATGATTGTCTGTTCAACTTCTGCAATTGGTACATACCATCCTTGTTCGGCATCGTCAGGTTTTTCCCATAACCCAACAACGCTCAAGTGTGGCTTTTCTCCGCCGAGTGACCATGCAACAAGTGCAGTTGAGTCATTGGAGAATGAACCATCGAATGCAAGGACAACTTCTTCGCCAGGTATTGGAACTCTTGTTTTATCTTCTATCGCTTCCCATGAACCTGTTGGCAACCAGGCAACAGATGTGCTGACAAAGCAATTGATGCGCTTGGTGCGAAACTCAGCTTCAGGGGTTCGCAACACGGCGCTCTCAAAATCGCTTAAATCAACGATGTCACCGAGTCCGGGATTTGCTTGCGCCCATAGGTTTTGATCACGGTGATCACCTTCAGGTTTTTCAGGTTCCCACCATGCAAAGAAAAATGATTTGTCTTGAACTTCTTCTTTGACGATCTTCTGTCCGTATTGATACAGAGAATAACAAAGTGAGTCTTGACCATTGGCTTGTGTTTTCACACCTGCCGTTGTAATTCCAAAGAGCAATGAATCAGCTCGTGCGCCACCTGCAAGTGAGAGTGTGTTCCACAAATCCCACGAAGGTTGTGCGTGAACCTCGTCAAAGATGACAAGCGGTGAAGGGTTCAAACCTTCTTTTGTGTACGCCTCTGCCGATAGCACTCGGTACACAGATGCTTTTTCTTTGAACTCAATTGCATCGCGGTAAAGCGTGAACATGGATGAGAGTTCTTGATCCAACTCAATCATTCGCTTGGCGGTGCCAAATACGATTCGCGCTTGATCCCGGTCTGCTGCACATGAATAAATTTCTGAACCATTGCCGCCGACTGTTAGACCTGCAAGACCCATTGATGCTGCCAATGCAGACTTGCCATTCTTGCGTGCCATTCCGACAAGGGCGGTGCGATGACGAAATCTTCCATCTTCACGGCGAGCAAGTGAGTGACGAAGCAACTCGCGTTGCCAGGGGCGAAGCGATAGCAACTTGCCGGCAGGCGATGCGACCGAATCCTTTGTCACTCGACAAACTGTTTCAGCAAAGTCGGCGTACAAGTCACCGTCTCCGCGAACTTGTTCATCAAGTGGAACTTCAGTCAACCATCGTGGCGGCCAAGACTTGTCAGACATTGCGCTTTTGCGAAAGTAGTTCGTCTAACTTGCTGCGAACCTTAACTTCTGCAACCCCCAACTTGCTTCGATCAGAAGGTGTCAAACCTAGAACTGACAGAAGTTTCAAAATCTCATTCTCTGTTGTGCTAATCATTCCAACAAGTGGGTTTGCGTAGGCATAGCCTTTGTCCGTGAAAAGGACATAATCTGATTCTTTCAACTTTTCAACAAGTTGACTTTTACGATCAAACTTTTCGCATAACTCAATCAAGGCGATGCCATCTGAGTTTGCAATCCACGGTGCCATCGCACGAATGTCTGCCCAAAGTTTCTTTGCGCCCTTTGAAAGCTGCGCAGGTGGCTTGTCATCAACACGCGGAAGCGCAATAACATTGCTCACATCAGGCAGTTTGCGCTTGCCTGGGTTTCCCAATGCACGCTTGAGTTCAGTTGGTTTCGGTGCTGGCCCTGTCATATTTTTTTTGCCTTCATATAAATTAAACGCCCCCTATGCTAAATTGC